TATACCACATCCTACTGCACAACCAAATACTTTATAATTAGCACCTACAACAAACTCTGTAAACATTTCTGTATGTCTATGACCTTGTACTGTACTCATCATATCATCTTTAGCTTTCTTAGTAGCTTTACCAGATTCTCCGTGAATATATTGAACACCGTCATATACAAATCTAGTATCAAAAGTCCAATTAGGAGTTTCTAATACTTCTCCAAATGACTTAATCCATCTTTTAGGTACTCCAGAACTAAATGCTTTACGAGATATAATTCTATCGTGATTACCAATACATACATCTGCTACTGGAAATGCTTCGTACCATTTAGCTAACTTCTTAATAGCTTGGTCTAGTTCATCTCCTCCACCTAATCCGTCTGGGTCTGGCTCGTGATAAGAGCTGTAATGATTGTCAATAACATCTCCAATAAACACTACTTTATTACAGTTATGCTTTGCGTAAACCTCTTTACAATGCTCTAGGTAACCATCTAAACAAAATGGTTCGTGTAAATCTCCTATTACTAATATTTTATCTTCTTTACCTACTAAGTAATTGTAAGCTTTTAAGATGTTTCCTTTTAATCGTGGTCTAAAATCTTTCATATCTAAATATAATTAATTATTATTTATTTTACAACTATAGTTATTAGAAACTATAAACATCATCTGGGTTATCTACTTTAGGTAAACCATTCTCATCTAATCTAAAATCAAACTGCTCAAATGGTGTATTTCTACTTCTCTTACAAGATACTGTTATAGCACCTAGTTTATTAGGGTCTCTCTCTAATTGTATTTGAGTTTCTGCTTTCTTCTCTAAGAAGCTTCCTAAGTGTCCTGTAGGCTTGTCTGAGCCAAAGTTACTGTGTATTACTGTTATTATATGGCAATCGTAAATAGTTGTCCAAGCCATAATCTTCTGTACTACCAGATTTGACTCCTCAAGATTGTTTGCGTCAGAAACTAAATCTGCTACACCATCAATAACGACTACACCTATCTTTTTACCTGCATCTGTTAATGATTGTAAATAGTATTCTATAAAGTTTATTCTATCTCTAAATCCTATTTTTCTTAATGCAAATGTATGATAGAAGTCTAAGTTAGATGTTTTATTCATCCACTGAATACGTTTAAATACACGCTGTGAATGCCAGTCTCCCTGCTCTGTATCGAAATGGATATACTCTCTGTCCTCTCTAAAAGAACTTAAACCTGATGTGTGAGTTCCATTTGGATTACAGTAAGCAGAACCTAACAAACTAACAAAGAATGTCTTCATAGACTTAGGAGGTGCTTGTATAAAGCTAAAGTTACCATAAGTACCTATTGGTATAGGAAACTCTTTTACTTCTCCATCTCTTGTTACTACTTCTTTAGTCTTATAGCTAATTGCTACAGGAGGATGCTCTATCTTTTCATTAATGTTAATAGCACATTCTTCCTGTATTAACTGCATAGACATAATATGCTCGTGTTGTTCTTCTTTTTGTTCTTCGCTCATTTGTTTTAGTTTTATTAGTTAAATTACCAACATTAAAACGTTGGTCAACAGTCGATAAATTGCATTAAAACGCAATTTATCTTAGTGTTAGCAGTAATTTTCAATATCAAATTCACCACATCTTTGTTTTTCAGATTCTATACCATCATTAAAGGCTTGTTCCATTTGTTTAGCAGAAAACATACTGCTAACATCGGTTAAAGTTAATTGCTCTTTAATCGCTTTTATACGAACTTTGTAATCTTTTGGGCAAGTTTCCCAATAAATAACATTATCTAAAATGTCTAATATTTCTTTATTTAATTCTGTATTGCTCATTGTATTTTTATTTATTTAAGTTATCAATCACGCAACTAACCTTAACCAGTTACGTTGTATGCAAGTGCTTATGTCTGTGCATTAAATAAAGTTGGTGGTTCATTATCTTTTTCTTCTTTTTTTTCTTCCCACCTTTTACCATCTTTTAATATTATAGGTTTAATATATTCACCTAAAATATAATTCTTGTTTTCTTCTTTAGGGTAATCTTCAACATTGTAATTTAGTGCTTCTTTAAATTTCCTTTTATGCTTCTTATCACAAGCGAAATAGATATACCTGTGCTTCGAACTTCTAAACTTTCTTAATCCATTTTGCTTAGAGTTATCGTAATGTCTTGAGTGCTTACCACCTTCAACATATTTATCTGTTCTGCTTTTTGTACTTCCAGTATAAATCCAATTAGTAGCTTGGTAAATATATCCATTATGGTTCATTTGTTTATCAGCGTAACTAACTAATATTAAATTATCTTTCTTTAGTTGTTTTAAACACCAAGCTACAAAAGATGATAATTGTATTTCTATTTCACCATCCACACAAAGCCTATTTAGTTCATAAACATTTGCACTATATTCTTTACCACATACACCCACACATAAACTATTACTTGCAGGTTTCCCAAAGGTACAAACTGCTTTTAATTTTTCGTCTTCATAATAACCAAAAGCATAAGTTATACTTGGTTTTCTTCCAGAGTAATGTCTTGGTAACAAGAAACTAATTGCTTCTTTGTAAGTTATTTGTTTCATTTTAATTTTTCAAATTAATTTGCCCTCGCTCAAAAAAGAAGAAAAAGGGTTCGTGTTTATAATTTAGTTTTGTGCTTTAAAGTCGCACCAGACATACAACAAAGTGTATAGCACATTAAAACGATGCCATACACAATTCAGTTAGCATTCATTGTTTTAAGAAATCATCAATATTATCTTCAAGCCATTTTCTAAATCGTTCACGGCTTTCGGTTGCTTTCTTATGGTCTTGTTTATCTATGTGTTGATATTCGGTATCATACCAATATTTGGCAACAATTTCTTCTAATTTATCATACAACGAAATGCTAACACCGTGTATAGCACATTGCTTTTCAATCCTTTGTCTTTCTGTTTCTGCGTTCATATCTTTATTTTTCTGTTTAAGTTAGTTATGGCAACGTGCCATACACAACACGTTAAAGTTAATTTTTGCTTATGGTAATATTTAGCAAATTCTATCATCATATCCTCATTATACATTGATGCTTTGACATCGCTTTCGTCTTCTCCATAAGTCGCTGCCCATTTAAGAAGTATTTTTTTACTTTTTTTCATATCTATTAAATTATTTTATTATTAAACCAAAACTAACCTTAACCATTTCCGTTAGTTAATAAAAAGGGAGGCTTTTACACCTCCCAATAAATTTAAAATGGTAAGTCATCTCCTCCAATTTCCTCTGAAGGTACACCTATGTCAGTTGCTGGTGCAGATGCTTGAGATTTAAATACTTTCCAAGCTGTTAAGCTAACATAGTATTTCTCTTTATACTCATTACCTCTTACGTTAAAGTCTACGTCTACTACAGACCCTACCTTATTGTATTTTAAGAAGTCATCTACTTTGTCTTGTACTATTTCAAACTTAACATCTTGAGGGTATTTCTCATCGTTAGTTGTTAATACAAATTCTACTTTCTGGAATCCAGAGTCAAATACTTGTTTCTCTCCGATTAATTTAATTGTTCCGTTTAATTGTAAGCTCATAATTTATTTATTTTAATTGTTTATACTAATGATTTTTCTATTTCTTCCGACAATACATATCTAGTTTTTACATATGCCATTGTACATTTACCTTCAGCTAAAGTTTTTTTAACTGTCTTATACTCTTCGCTACCTAGCTTTAATTTAGGCTTAGGTTCTCCGTGAGTATTACTATCATCACTATCTTTTGTATCGTCTAATAATAATAAATTACCAAGACTATACTTTTTACTGTAACTACTAGCTGCTCCTGTTCGTTGTGGCATTTGCATTCCTTTGGCATCAAAATCTATAATAGCTTGTGCAGTAGATGAGATTGAACTTTCTCTGTCTGTAACTTCTAAGTCTATTACTTTAGCTTCTGAATGTACGAATACTTTACCAGCAACTTCTTGTAATGTATCGCTTATCTTAAACAATACACTGTACTTTTCTTCAAATGGCTTGATACCTTCTAAGATATCTTCTGCTGAACGGTATTTGTACTTACCGAATGAATTAAATTGGGATTTTGGAGCTTTTAACTCAAGTTGAATCCTCTGTAACTTCTCTAAAATTGTCATAGTTAATTATTGTTTTTAATGTTAATACTTGTGTTGAAAACCGTTATATCCTATCAAGTGAAGCCTAGTCTCTAATAAGTGAGTGTATATTGGGCACTTGTAAACACCTATAACTTCATAACCTTCAGTTATCCTGCCTCTACCTCTGTGGCTTCTTAATCTGGATTTTAGATTATTAGTAAAACCTATATAATGTTCTTCTGGCAAATAATATAAAGCATAACCCTGAATTAACTCATTTTCTTGCCTATACTTTTTATTATTGATAGATATTTTAACTTTGTTTTCATTATTATAAACTTTCCTAGTATAACTAATACAGCTCTTACAGTGATAGGACAGCTTATCTTTATTCTTCTTATGTTTATAAAAATCAGATAAAGTCTTATGTTCTTTACACTTTGAGCATTGCTTAATTGTCATACTAATTTGTTTTTAATAATTCTGTTCTAATAACTTTCTTATAATCTATCGGACACTTATCGTCCGTAAGCTCGAATATCCACGTTTCTAGGATTGCTATTCTTGCTTCTTTCTGTGCATTACTGTCTTGTAGTGCTGTAATCTGCGCGTTTTTAAAGTCTACTAAATCTTTCATACTTGTTGTTTTGAGATACAAACCTACGAATAATAATTGACATACGCAAGAAAAACTTTAATTATTTTACTTTTTACGTTGTTCTTCT